GAACAAAGAGAAGATCATAGCCATAATGAAACAACTTAATCGAGGATCTCAGGAGTTGCTCTATGGTGTGGTCGACAAAAGCTGGCATTGCGGTCTTAGTGTCAGAGGGCTTCTTAAAGTTTTTCCGGATCTGGTCCGGACTTTCCCCGTCCAACTTGCCAACAAGTTCTCTATCGAGAAGGTCTACGAACCAATCTACCGATGGTCCTATAAGCTCGACGGTGTACGGGCCATTGCTCTCTATCAGGGAAACAAGTGGACCCTCTACTCCAGAAAGGGAAAAGAGATCGTCACGGCCGACCACATCAAGGAAGACCTCGAGTACTACCGGAAGGCCCACGGTAAGACCTTTTTCGATGGAGAGCTCTATAGGCATGGACTCAAGTTCGAAGAAATCCAGGGTAAGGTAATGAGGACTAGCGCCGGAAACGCAGCGGCCGACCTCGAGTATCATGTTTTTGTTGCGGGCGACATCGATCGCTACCTAAATAGGGAGCCGCAAGGGTATACCGATAACATCCTGCAAACCGATTTTATTAGGCGTACATTTGGCGGCAATGCTAACACCCAGGAGATTAAGGAGAACTACATCAAGGCCGTTAGCGGCGGGCAGTACGAGGGTCCCCTGAAGGAAGCCATCGAAGCCGGCTACGAGGGAATCATGCTCCGCTCGATGGAGCTGGACTATGACTTCAAGCGCAGCAACGCCCTGCTGAAGATGAAGGTGATGGACACCTCGGAAGTCCGGGTTGTCGAGGTCAAGGGCGGTCCCTTCCCGATAATCGAGAACGAGATGCAGAGCGAGATTATCACCCTGCTGCAGCTCACCGTCCAGCAGCCTAATGGGGTTCTGTGTGATGTTGGAACCGGATTTGACCTTCCTTTCCGTGAGTTTTACTGGCAGAACAAGGGAGCCATCCTTGGCAAGGTCGTCGAGGTTCTACATCAGGGATACGGGAACAACAAGAGAATGCGATTCCCTGTCTTTAAGAGGATCAGAGAGGATAAGTGACGGCCCGAGGATACCGGGGATTCGGAATATCTTTCAGGAGGGGAGTATGCCTCAGGTATACGGAAGAATCTTTACCGATGCCGCTTTGCGGCATGAGCAAATGCGATGGTCTTATATGAGCTCCGCCCAGCTTCTTACTCGGCTGGATAAGGTCACTACAAGACCGAAGCTGTTGGCCTATATCTACATGGCGGATCAGAGACTGAGAGAAGGCCTTCCGGAGTACATTCCCTGTCTTCGGGCAGCAGTCGCTCGTTATAGTCTCTTATTTAGAGAAGACCTAGCTCCACATATGGAGCAGTCTATCAATCGAATGATAGAATGGGGCGGCAGTAGAACAGCATCCGCCCGTTCCTTTTCTCAGTCTCCTACAGGGCAGGTCAGGGAACAGCCTCATGCTCGTTCCCGAAGTATTCCTGATCCTGCTTTCAGAGAAGCGGCCAAGAGCTTGCTTAAAGGAGAGAAGCCGAATAAGGAGCCGGAGCCGACAGGGCCTCCTATCCGAAAACTTCGGATAGACTGAGGCTCGGTGAGGATAACGAAACTCCGAAGAAAAAAGAACAGGAGGTCTGAACAATCGAATACAGTAGCCGTTAACAGTAACGAGGAGGAACGCCAATGAGGACAGTAAAGCGTCTCGCCTTACTGCTGGCATTGACGGTCGTAATAGTGACTGCTTCTCCGGCGGAAGTAAATCGTGCGATGCCAATGGTCGTTTTCAGAGATATGGTAACGGTAACAGCATACACGCCAGTAGAGATGAAGTGTAAGGCGACAAACTGCATTACAGCCTCCGGGGTGCCCGCAAAAGAAGGAACGGCGGCCATCTCCAGAGACCTCGAAAAAAGAGGAGTCCGATTCGGAGACCGTTTGTTTTTGAATGGAATCGGAAGCTTCGTGGTTCGGGACCGGATGCATAAAAAATGGACGAAGCGAATCGATATTTACATGGATTCTTATGATCGGGCTGTTCGATTCGGAAAGAAGAAAACTCTCATGGTAGCTCATAGGTAGGGTATGGATTTTGTAGAGGAGTCGAAAAAGTATCGAACCGCAGAGGCCAGGATGGCCTTTCTTGAGGGGGTAGACCTGGCTCTATGGGCTTATGCCTGGTGGAAAGACGGAGAGCAGTTTGTCGGCAGCTGCGGAACAAAGTATTACCCAATCAAGAAGGCCATAACGTACGAGATGGAGCGGTTGTCGAAAAGGAGGTGAGCCATGGACGCTAGAGTGAAGGAAGCGATCCAGAAGCTCCGGGAGGATGGACATATCAGAGAAGCAGAGCATCTCCTGGAATATTACCAGGAAAACGTTCAGCGGTTTGTTCGTCTGGAAGGAGAGAAGTCTAAGCTGGAGAAGAGGATCCATGAAAGCGAGGATCGTCAAAAGTAGCGAGCTGAAGTTCGGCTGCTGGAGTTTGCTCCGGTATACCGATTCTTGCGAACAGTGTAACAAGGTTATGAGATGTCGATATCCAGAAAGCCGGGCTGCTCGAATACGTCTACGCCTGAGGATTATTTCCAATCTTCAGGATCATATAGAGAGACTAATGAAGGAAAACGAGGGGGAACTGGCATCCCAGGGAGAGAAATAACAATCTCAGGAGGAGAGCATGAAGAAGTGTTTTGTTCTGGTCGTGGCCGTCTTCTTTTTGACGGCGAGTGTCGCGTTGGCGGATAACGGAAATCTTTATGGGTGCTGTAAGCCTAAGCCGCAGAAAGGGAACACCCTCATTTCCAGCCCTACTCAGGTGACTAAGGTCACAGCCGTCCAGCAGTCCTGGATGTCGCAGCAGGTGTCCGTCGGGAGCGTAGGACCGGTTACTGTCGGCTCTCCCTCGGCATCTGTTTCCGTAGGAGGGAATTCCGGGAACATCGGGAATACCGGTAATGTATCCTTTACGTCTCAAGAGATCCCAGATTTTTTGGATTCCTACTCTGCTATTCCTGCATCCCCTCTTCCCTATAACGGGAACCTTAAGGAGAGCACCTACGTTCATGACCAGCTCTGGTTTTCCAGAGGGAAGTGGACCGAGGATATGGTGAACGGCCTTCCTGACAAAGGGAACATCAGAGATGCTGTCTTCGAGAAGACCTCTCCGGTCAAGTACTTTATGGTTCGGGATGGCCGCAAGAACAGGGAGTATTGCTCGGATCAGGAGAGGGAAGTGGTCGGAAAGGATCAAGAAGGGAAGGACATCCTGGGGGCCTGCAAGCCCTTTAATCATAAGGATGTGAAGATCTACGACGACCAGGGAAAAGAGAAGAAGGGATCCCTGTACTTTCTCGGGCCCGTCTATTGCGATTCCGCTGGCCCGGACGACAAGCCCGGACTCGTGTGGGGCGGGTGTTCCAGAAGGCTCCTCAAGAAGTCCTGCTCATACGCCGTCCTGAAAGCGGCCCTCGTGAACGAAGGCGTGAAGTCTAATGCAACGAATCAGGGAGGAGGAGTCAGCCTTGGGTGGATTTTCGCGGCCATTACCGGGATTACTGGCGGTGGTGGGGCAGGTAACACCGATCATGTCGCCAGCTCGTATGAGTACGTGAACATGATCTGGCACTGTTACGGAGTTCATTAGAGTTTGGTCTCGAAGGGGGCCGGCTTTCGGGTCGGCCTCCCTCATTTGAGGGAGAAATGGCCGGGTATTATGTTCTCATAGGAAAAACACCCTATCAAGTTTTTGACATGACTGATTGGGGAATATGGTTAGAGAGTGCCATAAAGAACGGAACTAAGCATGTCAAGCAGAGCTACATAGGGGAAGTGCTAGTAAGCACAACGTTTCTGGGCTTGGACCACTCGTTTGGTGGTTCTGTTCCTATCCTATTCGAGACTTTGGTATTCGGAGGGAGACTGGACGGGGAAATGGAAAGATACGCTACCTATGAAGAAGCAGAGGCAGGCCACGAGCGTATGTGTGGTCTTGTAATGGAGGCCGAGAATAATCCTGCGCCTCCTAAGAGGAATATTCGCCTGATACGGGAGTAAGGTATGGAACGGATCGGAAAGCCGTGTGTCGGATGCGGATACTGTTGTATCGAGGCTACCTGTACTCTAGGTCTGCTGCTTCACCCGGCACACATGAGAGAACAGTGCCCCTCTTTGTACTGGGATGAGGCTCAGAGTATGTATCGATGCAAGGAGGTGGCGGAATTCTCACACAGCCTTTATATAGGACAGGGATGCTGTTCTCCATTAAACTCATGGAGAACAGATGTTAGAAGGAGGGATTAGAATGGAAATCAGGGTAAAATTCAAGGCCAATATTCCGGAGAATTACGAAGCAGTAAACACCGAACATATTTTGCAGTGGTTAGACGGTAACTTGACTCTTGGAGGAGCCCCGTCCGGTAATCCGTTGAGCGGTATCCCGCTACACCCTCAAGAGATCGAACTGGATAGTCCTGAAGCAGCCAGACCAACCAGGCTTTGCACACAGCTCAGCCAGCATCTATGGAAGGTTAAGAATATCGATTACCAGTTTCCAGGAATTGGAGTGCCGGTTAATGTAGCAAGCCAGCAAACCAAAATAGAGGCAAGCACCATTGCTATGGATCTTCGAGTGATAGTCACCTACATCTGCGAAGGATGCGGATATGAAAAGGTAGAGGTGTTGCGATGATTGACAGATTCACATATCTCATCGAGAAAGGAAAGACGGCACAGGGAAAGAATCAGCTGATCAAGCACTTTGAAGGTCAGAAGCTGACCCATAAAGGGGCAATCCTGGCCAAATGCTACGAGTGCATGGGGTACTACATCGACGGTAAGGTGGACTGCCATATCAAGATGTGCCCCCTGTACAATCATATGCCCTTCAGGGGCAAGGAGGTAGATAAAGATGCGAAGATAGAAGAAGATTCAGGAAGCGAGGGCGCGGATCACAAGCCGAGGGGTCATGTACCGGCTCAGCACGGGAAAAAGCAGAATCGAGCCAAGAAAGCCGTATAAGTCAAGAATGGGGCAATGTCTGTATGTGTGGCACCTATTTCGCAAGAAATAACTTGAATCTTTGACACAAAGTATCGATAAGATAGCATATGAGCTATCTATTCAGCCAAGGCGACACGGTATCCATAGAGGCATTACGTCATTTCATTGACCGACTGTGTGAGGAGCGGGAGCTTTCTGCTGGGGCAAAGGCCCTGCTTCTGGAGCAGGTCGAGAAGATGAAGGTCATTTATGGGCAGCACGTAGAGAAAAGAACAGCCCTTCGTCTTCTGGCCAAGCAGATCGACATAACAAGGACTGGATTTATCAGGGACCCGGTAGACATCATCGAGTTCATAGAGAGTCCGGAGTACATGAATCAGGGGCTCCATGTACGGCCCCGAATCATGGAGAACCTGATTAGCCTCTGGAAGGAGCCCGAAAAGTATTATGAAGTCGTCCTCGGAGGAGCCATTGGTATCGGAAAGAACTACTTCGCTGATATGTCGGTCGCATACCAGCTCTATCGCATGTCATGTCTCTTCTCTCCGCAAATTTACTACGGCCTTGCACCGGGATCGGGCATCGTTTTTTCCTTCCAGTCAAAGAATCTTGGACTGGCGCGTCGCGTCGTCTTTACGCAGTTCACGGGAAGACTTGAAGCGTCGGGATATTTTCCCAAACACTTCCCCTATTCGCACTCTTATAAGTCTGAACTTAAGTTCGCCCACAATATCTCGATAGTGCCATTGGCGGGAACAGAGACCTCTGCTCTCGGCATGAACATCTTCACGGCCGTCATTGACGAGATGAACTTCATGGGCAGGGTAGCGAAGTCAAAGCTGACACAGCATACCGGCGAGGAGGAGTACGACCAGGCGGAGAAGCTCTACCAGGTAGTCCTCGGGCGCCTGAAGTCTCGATTTGCTACACACGGTCGTATACCCGGAAAGCTCTTTCTCATATCCTCCGCAAACTACAAAGGGGACTTCATCGATAAGAAGGTGGAAGAAGCCAAAACGAACCCTCAGATTTACGTCATGAGGATGCCCCAGTGGGAAGCTCTTCCCCAGGATCGGTTCGGGGGAAAGAAGTTCTGGGTTATTGTTCCTACGGAGACTACCCGCGGATCCGTCCATGTCGATGAGCCGGCTGTCAAAGAAGGGGTTATCGAAGTTCCCATCGAGTACTTCACTGAGTTTTCCAGGGACATGGATACGGCTATTCGGAACGTGGCCGGGATCCCCCTGGCGAAGAGGGGGCGGTTTCTCGAGACCGATGCTGTACGTAGGGCCATGAACCGTTACAAGCAGCTGTTCAACTACAATCAGGTTTTCCAGAGAGACCATATTCCTTTTGACGAGTTTCCTTCTCAGCTGTCTGGGCTGCTGAATATGCCGTTTATCAGGCTAATATCCAAGCTGGCCCCGTTTGGAGTGCATATTGACTTCGGGTACCGGGACGATGCTGCAGGTATTGCCATCGGGTGTATCGGAGGCACGAGGGACATCGGAGTGAGGAAGGTTTTAGACCCCCAGAAAGGTGACTATGTGGAGGAGGCTCAGGGGAAGCTGCCGGTTATCATCGTGGTCGGGGTGCTGAAGGTCGCGCCTCCCATTCACGGAGAAATCGATCTGAACGTGCTTCGAGATCTGGTCCTGCTGATAGGTATGCATCTTCCGATTTCCTTCGTGACGCTGGACAGCTGGCAATCTATAGCCACCATGCAGGCGTTTCGAGCCAAGGGGATGCCCTCTTCTCTTGTTTCCCTAGACAGTAAACCGGATGGATACAATGAAACGAAGAACGCTCTCAGGGATGACCGTGTACTTATGCCGGATAGCGAGGTCCTTATCGACGAATTCGGCCACCTCGAGATCGATCGGTCGAGCAATAAAATCGACCACGAAGTCGGCCACAGCAAAGACTTGTCGGATGCGGTGGCTGGCGTTATCTACGGGTTCAGCAAGAGGAAGAAGAGCTATCGGGATATTGCCTGGGACCCGAAGGCTTTGATCGATCGGCTGTACCGGAATGTTCCCATGTCCTCTAGTGAAGGGGTCCAGGACCGGGCAAGGCCTAGTTCTGGCCGTCCCACGGCAAGGAATATGAGAGGTTTTCGAGCGTCCAATTTAGGCGTTGACAAAAGAGTTTAATTGTGCTATACTTTCCCCAATAATGATGGGAAGGATGCTTATTTGAAAGGAGGCAGTTTATGGGTGAAGTGACGGATCGTCAGAGAGCCATGCTCAGGGCCAATCTCGTCAGGCAGGGATGGTCTCAGGATGATGCGGGCCTGCATCTTCAGGGGCTCACCATCGTCCTGGGCTCTGGCGGATGGGAGATGTCGAAGGGGGCTGAGAAGCTCGGTTCCGGAACCTATGGTCAGACGCAGATGTCCGATGTGAAGAAGACCGCCGCGAAACAGGGCGTCGTTTTCGCCGGGCAGCCCAGAGCCCCGAAGGGCGAGGGGGCCGAGACGAAGAAGAACGTCCGGATGAAAAAGAAGAGAAACGAAGACCAGTCGTAACAGAGAGGGGCTTCGGCCCCTTTTCTGCGTGGTGAGGGGACCATGTACGAGTTCGAGTTCAAAGGCGCGGTGGAGACTATCGGTGGGGTAGGGAAGGTGAAATTCCTTGCTTTCGTCATCGTGGACGGGCAGGAGCTTGTCCTCTACGACGCTCAGAAAAGAGGCCTGGTTACCAAGTTCATCCGGGAAACCGACCGGAGAGCCATACTCCAGTCTATCAGTCCATACCTCAAGGTGTTTATGAGTTTTGAGCCGGAGGGAGTCGGGCAGAGGAAGGGGTATTACAATTTCTTCCTGAGGCTCGGCTCTGCTTCGACCACCCGGATCGGCATTCGGCCACGCATCGGGCGATTCAAGGACTGTAACCTTCCCTACTTCTTCGAAGGTCAGGCAGATTTTATGACTCAGGAAGAGATCGAGGAGAAGTGTTCCGAGAACACCAGGCTATTCTACAGGAAGCAGACTTACCTCACAAAGAGCGAGATTAGCGAGATTGTCACGATCATCCCTGTCGAGATCAGCGGGGAGCCCGTTGAGGTCAGAAAACTAAGATTCTAGGAAGGAGGTTCGGATGAGCCACTGGACAAAGTCAAAGGTCAAGATCAAGAAGCTCTACCTTCTAAAGAAGGCGTGCGAGGACATGGGAGTCGAGTTCCACGAAGGAACCACGGACCTGACCACCGTTGCTGGCACGAAGACTGTGGAGGGAGTCATTTCCTGCGGCCAGAGAGGAGGGGAGGCCGGTATTGTCAAGGAGAAGGACGGAACCTACTCCATTATGATGGATAACTGGCGGAATCCTCTCGTTTCGAAGTGTGGGCCGAATTGCGATCTGCTCATGCAGAGGTACACCACCGAGGTGGCAAAGGCAGAGGCCAGAGCCCTTGGCGGAATGGTGGCCAGCCAGAGGGTTCAGGAAGATGGATGGCTTCGTCTCGAAATCCAGGTCGCATAGGAGGCACCCATGAAGACGATTGTTCTCCTTATTAGCCCGGACGGAACGCAGGTCCGTACGGAAGTCAAGGGAGTGAAGGGATCCTCCTGTGAGGATCTCACCAAGAACCTTCTCAGAGCTTTCGGAGAGATCACCGAATCCGGCAAGACGCCGGAGTACTACATGGAGGAAGTGGGAGTTATTCATGAGAAAAACTGACAGTATCGTAATGCTCATCAGCCCGGACGGGAAACAGGCGGTTGGCCTGTATACCGACAAGTTTCCATGGAAGGAGTTTGGTCCCTTGGAAGTGACCCGAGCCACCGAGATCGAGTTCGATGCTGAAAAGCAAAAGTGGTTGATCCTTCTCATATTCAACCGCGGGGAGGAAAAGAGTTTCCTGTATCTTTCCGAGGAATTTGATTCCCGCGAAGACGCTCTTCAGTACGAGAGAGAATTTCTGAATGAGAGGATCGGGGAGCTTAATCCATGGAAGATGATATAATCCGGCGAGCGAAGGAGAAGACCAAGGCCGCGTTTGTCCGAAAGCAGGCGAAACGAGGGAATCGGTCACTCACAGCCAGTTCCCTGTCGTCTGCGTGGAGATCAAAATGCGAACAGGCCGGGTTCGGAAATCCAAGCATGATGAATCAGCAGGAGTGGCTGATCCTGAAGGGGTTTGTTAAGCTCTGCCTCAGCAACGACAAGGAGCCCGAGGACGTCTACCGTATGCTGGATGAGGTGGTGGAGAACTGGGATCATCTACGGAGAATGCCCATTCAGACATTGAAGGGCGTTCCTGTGAGTCTTCCCGTTCGTCCTAGCTTAGTCAGTTTTTTGACGTGCCGGGAATCTATCCTTGACGCTATTTCTGCACTCAAGTGCGAAGCCGTTACGCATACCGTCCACCCGAGTATGGATAAAGTACTCCGTACTTACGACAGTCCGACGATAAACACACAAAAACCTATGTTGCGCCGCAAAACGCCTACGCAGGAGGAGATAGACCGGGAGTACATGGAGAGAGAAGATGAATGAGATGGTATTTCCCTGGGACATCGATCAGCAGGCACTTAAATATGCATGGCCAGTGAGTCTCATCAAGAACAGGCGCATGCCTACACGGGTATGGGAAGCCCCTGCTGATAGGACTCTGGATCAGGCCGTAAAGCTTCTGAGGTTTTTGCAGGGAAGTCGTAACTGGGTGGTGTGCTTCAGTATGTCCCCGTCGTACATGCGTACCCTGTATACGTATGTTGAGGCTCTGTGGGTTTTGAATACTGGTACGCCCTTTGAAGAAGTCGACATCAAAGATATTCTCATGATGTTTCAGCAGAAGAGCGTGGAAGACGAAAGAGAGGAACAGGTGATAGAGACTGGTCTTCTTGTCCTGCCATATACCGATGCAGTGAATATCTCTGTTCAGCGGGCCGGGAGCATGTTTCTGTCTTCAGTCTTGATGAAGAGGAAGGTTCAGCGAAGGGCCACCATCACGGATATTTTTGTGAGCAAGCCGGTGGACAAAGAGATGGCCCGCAAGGAGATGAGGAAACTTTCTGATGTGTATGGTACAAGTGTGGTTGACCTCTTCTCTGGGGAAGAGTCAAAGCTCGTGTGCGTTTCTATGTAGGAGGGAAGAATGGACAGCTATTACGAGGCCGGTAGGAAGCAGATGCAGAAGTACTTCGACGATATGTTCGAAGCTCGCCTCCCTGAGATCAGAAGGGCCCTGACTGCAGGGAATCCGAACATCGATCCGGAGTTCATGGGCACGGTTGTCGAGAGCCTCATGGCGCAGTACAAGAACCGGTACGTCGATCAGGTGCATGCCCTGTGTACCCTAATTATTTCCCATCTGATTTCTGGCAATATCGGGATCATTCAGCACTTTGATGCATTATTTACCGATTTGGTCGAGAGGACTCTGTTGAGGGAAGCCGAGAGGTGGGCACAGGCCTCTCATTCGGGAAGACCGGTTAGCTGATGTCGACAGTCGGGTTTGGTCTTCTGAAGTCCCTGATTGAGAACTTTGTGCCGTTCTCCGTCCTGACCGAATCAGGGATCGACGAGGATTATTTTATCGCCTCTGAGAGAAGGGCGTATGTTTTTGTTTCTGACTATTTCATGAGTTTTGGGGACTACCCGCAGATCGACACCATAAGAGCTGAAATTGAGAGAGCAGACTGTTTTTCAAATCTCCCCTCAGAGCCTCCAGAGTACTGGATTAAGAAGGTCCAGGATCGCTGGCGGTTTAACCGGATCCAAGCAACGAAGAAGGCAGTCGATGATCTGCTCTCCGCAGATAAGACGGAAGAGGCTATCGCCCTGCTTGGTGAGGCTTACTCCTTGCTTCGGGGATCCTACAAAGAAACCCGAATCATGGATCTTTCGGAACTCCAGAGAAAGGTACTGGACAAGCACGACGAGCTGCAGAAGAATCCCCGGCAGATGTCCGGCGTACCTTTTGGGTTTCCGTATCTGGACGGCGTTTCCGGCGGGGCCCAGAAGGGAGACAGTATCGTTATCGTCGGCCAGACGGGAGTAGGAAAGACCTACCTGACCCTGAAGGTATCCCTGGCCGCTCATGAGGCAGGTGCGAATGTTCTTTTCCTGTGTACGGAGATGCCAGCCGAACAGGTCGCAAGGCGCCTGCTGGCCATGCAGGTAGGACTTAGCACGCAGCATCTGAAGCTCGGCCGTCTGTCCTATTTCGCTGTGAGGAAGGCTCGTGGTTACCTTGACGAAAGAGAATCAAACTCATACTACCGGGTATTGCCAGGAGGACTCTACGCGAGAATCGACGACCTCGGGCTCGTTGTGCGAGAACACAATCCCGATCTGCTATGCGTCGACGGGGCGTATCTGCTCCGTATCCCTAACTGGCGGGGCGTCGCGCGGTGGGAAAAGGCCATGGAGATCATGGAGCGCATCAAAAGCATGTCAATGGTTGAGGAAATCCCCACCGTTGCCACATATCAGTATAACAAAGAGGCCCCAGGAACACTTGAGGGTATCGCAGGCACCATCGCCATATCGCAGCTTGCATCGATCGTACTCTCGTTCGAATTTGAGAGGAAGGAGGACAGGAACAGCACCAACCCGGTGCAGTTCCGGATCTTGAAGCTCCTGAAGGGCAGGGACGGAGAGACAGGAACGCTTCGTCTTCTGTACGACATGCAGAGGTCGAAGATCGAGCAAGACCGGGTTCTTGTTGGATACTCAGAAGACCCCTCAGAAGAAGGGGAGATTGTTCCTGTTGAAGTGGACTCTGATCCGTTTGAGGAAATCTGATGTACTTCCGAGAGGTTGTCCTTAAATCATGCAACCTTCCAGAGAAGCCTTCGTATAATTTGACGGAGGCCTGCAAGATTATCGGCTGCTCCAGAAAAACCCTTTATCGTATGCACGACAAGAAGGAGCTGACCATCTCTCCCAATAAGAGGATATACCTAGAGGAATTTAGGGCTTACTTCTCCGGAAGGAGGTCTAATCTGAAGTAGCCTAACCGAGTTTGTCCCCCCTACACGGCTCTCCCCTTTAAGCATGGCTGCCGTCTTACGATAATGAAGTCAAACCATTATCGGAGGAACAGCTGTGCTTACTGGAAAAAAGTCTCAGCCAGCAAATACCGGAAAAATCGTATTCCTTACCTTTCAGAAGAACGCAGCAGTATGCCCGAACTGCGGCTATACCTCATGCTCTCCTGGACAGGACTGTCCGAAGTGCGGAACGCGAATGGTCTCTAAGGGAGGACCGGGATCGGGGTATTCGAATCACCCCGGGCGCCCGGGCCAGAGGGGAGGAAGTCGAGCAGACGGGAAGCCTAATGTAGACGGATCTCCAGAGGGAGGATCGTCCGGAGATTCTGGTGGCAGAGCTCCAGAAGCAAGAGGCAGGGCTGGGTCAAATTCGGTAGTTACAGGAGAAAAGTTTGATCCGTCGAATAGCGAAACGTATCCTTCTCCTCCTGGTCCCATATCAAGAATAGATCAAGATGTAGTAGGGAAGAGAGGGGGAAGTTCTGAGTTTTCTCCTAATACAGAAATATATATTATCAGAATTACAGAGGACCTAGATAATGGAGTGGACCCATCAGGAAGTTATGAGAACCTTTCTTTGATGATGTCTTCAGATATGGACGTTAACTTCGGGAATATGAATATCGGTGTGAAGGATGTTTCTTATGATAAGAATAACTCATATTGCTGGATGACTGAGAAAGGGGATATCTCTGCAAGGATTAGGTATATCAATAAGGAGGGTAAAGTATGGGAAGCATTTGCCTGTAATAAAGGCAGGTCTGTAGCTGACATAAGTAAAAGAACTACATCTGTAGCCGCTACGGGGCCTCTTCCGTTTAAGTCGAATCAGATGTCCGATAAACTAGGGGACTATGTTGATAACATAGCCTATAGTCTATACTCACCAGAATCAGAGTATCGAAAGAAAGGTTATTCCGAGCCCAACCGTAAGGTTCTGAAAACAGACAAGGCCAATCAGATCGTCTACGGCGAGGTCTACTCTCCTTACCACATCGACACCGACCGGGAGGCCATGCGGCCCGAGGACATCCGGAAGGCGGCCTGGGGCTTCCTGGCAAACGGCAAGGTCGACAACATTGATATCCAGCATAGCCTTCAGAAATCAGGATGCCAGGTCGTCGAGAGCTTCATCGCTCGGGAAGGAGACCCGGACTTCATTGCAGGTTCCTGGGTTCTCGCGGTGAAGTGCCCCGATGACGTATGGGATAAGGTCCTGAAGGGAGAGCTGAACGGGTTCTCCTTTTACGGAACCGTCGAGAAGTACCCGGCTACCGTCCTTGTGCAGGTGACGAAGCAGATGGCTGGAGTCACCGAGAAGTCTACTCACCCCATGGTCCCAGAGCACGAGCACACGTTTATCGTGAATATGGATAATCTTGGAGCAATCGTTTCCGGTAGAACCGATTCTGTTCAGGGTCACTGGCATCCCATCACGAAGGGAACAGCCACTGACCTTTCACTGGATCACGTTCACCGGATAGTCCTGGAGTAGGAAAATGGGAAAAACAAAAGACAAGGTAACCATGATCATTCAGGATACCATCAACTTTCTGGTGGATCCGAACATCGAGTTCGTGTCGCTCGTGAAGCACGGGGCAAACCAGGCGCCGTTCAAGATACTGAAGTCATCCGATAAAGGAGGTCAACCCATGTCCAAGGTAGTCCAGGCAGTTCTCGTTCCGAAGAGCCTTTCCGAGGACGCCGCAAAGAAGGCACTCGAGGGACACCGGACTGATGAAGTCCAGGAGTTTGAAACCTACAAGTCCTATACCCAGGTCGCCCGGGAGGACGTCGTTCTCGAATCGCTCGAGGTAACCCCCGTCGAGGGGTCGGAGGGGGTGTACGTGGTGTCCGCGGAATTGCTCGCTGACAAGAAAGAAGCCGCCAAACAGGTCGATGTCATGGCCCTCGACGGTCTGTACATGGAGCTCTATGCCATGGCAGACGTCGTAGGCGGTGCCATGCGGCAGGAGCACGGTGATTCTCGTTTCAGGAAGCAGACCATCCTGACCGCCATCGACAACTTTCGCACCTACGCGGAGATGTGCTTGAACCAGGCGAAGGAGTACAAGTCCATCGACCCGGTAAAGCACACCGACAAGGTGTGGCCGCTCATTCACAAGCCCGGTGAAGGGCATGTAGACCTGAACATGAGTGCAGAGGAGCTGAAGGCTCTGCGGAAGGAGTTCGACGAGCTCAAGTCGAAGTCGTCTGCGGTCTCCGACGCCGTGGCGGCAATCGAGGCGAAGTTCGGAGTCTACGCCACTCGCGAGGATTTCCAGAAGTTCGTTACGGAGGTCACCGAGAAGATGGCCAGATTCGATGCGAAGCATGCTTCGTACGACGAGGCGATCGGAAAGCTGGCCGGGATCGAGGAGGCTCTGAATGCCTTCAAGACGACTCTGAAAACCCAGAAGTCTTACCGAGAGGAGCCCATCGAGAAGGCGAGTGACAAAGCCGGTACCTTCTCCGGGCTTCTCTTTGCTCGACCGACGAAGGATTAGTAGTAGCAGCCAACATCAAAAGGAGGTTTTCTCACGATGAGTACAAGAGACATTGTCGCAAAGGCCGATCTTGCGGTAGCTAACCTGATTTCTTCGGGTGGGTACCTCAACCCCGAGCAGGCCAACAAGTTCATCCAGTGGGTGATCGATCAGCCCACCGTTATCAACATGGCGCGAACCGTCACGATGTCGGCTCCGAAGCGGAAGATCGAGAAGATCGGCTTCGGGTCCCGCATCCTCCGTGCGGCTCCCGCCTCAGGGACCGCCCTGGCAGCCTCCGACCGCTCCAGGCCTGACCTCGGCACCATTGAACTCGAGACGAAGGAGATCATCGCCGAAGTGTGGATTCCCTACGACGTCCTCGAGGACAACATCGAGCGTGGGGGCCTCGAAGACACCATCATGCAGCTCATCGCCAACAGGGCTGCTCTCGACCTGGAGGAGCTGATTCTCCTGGGCAACACCGGGTCCGGCGATGCCTACCTGGCCCTCATGGACGGCGTCCTCGAGCTGACCCCCTACGCGAACATCGTGAACCGCCCGGCGGCCACGGACATCACGAAGGAGCTCTTCAAGTACGCCATCCAGAAGATGCCCACCCGCTTCCTGAGGAACCGCGCCCTCATGAAGTACTTCGTCTCACACCATGTTGAGATGGAGTACAGGGACAGCATCGCAAACCGTGCGACGACCCTCGGCGACGAGAAGGTTTCGGCTTTCACGCCGATGTTCGCGTATGGCGTGCCGGTGCAGCCCGCGGCGCTCATGCCGGACAATAAGATCTGGCTGAGCTACCCGGACAACATCGTGTTCGGCATCCAGCGCGACATCAACATCGAGGCCGACAGAGACATCCGTAGGCGAGTCCTGGTTGTCGTCCTGACCATGCGGTGCGCCCTCGCGCTCGAAGAGCCGAATGCCGCCGTCATCGTCCAGGGATTCTCCGATTCCGGCCTGAACGCTCTGACCACGACGACCACCGCCTAAGCGAGGTGGCCCTGACATGGCTCTTGTTACTACTGCCGGCGCGTCTAACGCCAATTCCTATGCATCTGTAGTGGAAGCTGATGCCTACATAGCGGCAGCTACTCACTTTGCTAGCCACACTGAGTGGGCAGCGCTTACAGGTAGTGAAAAGGAATTTCGACTGAAGATGGCCGCCCTCCTTCTGAACCTGCTGCCTTACCGGGGAGCGAAGGCTTGCTTCGAGCAGAGGCTCGCCTTCCCCCGGTGGTGGCGGTTGGACGAGGGCTACCCGACCAGCGAGGACGAGTACTTGACGATGGACGACATTCCATCGACTCTCACCAAGCCCACGGTCCCGCAGGAGGTGAAGGACGCGCAGTGCGAAGTGGCATTCCAGGTCGTGCATAGCGTGATTCTGAAGTCAGAAGTGATGGCTTTCCCAGAAAGAGAGATCAGCGCGTTCACCCTGGGAGGATCGTTGAATATGTCGTTTTTCTCAGGACCGGCTGGCGCGTCGCTCTTTAGCAAGGCAAAATTGGGTACTCAGACGATTATCGCGGCCCTTCTCAGCAAGTGGAGCGGCGGAATGAAGATCGTAGGCGGAGTGGTGTGATGGGATTTTCCCAGATAAAGTCGTCGCTCCGCTCCTTCATGCCCCGTCTTTTTGACGACGACGCTCTTGCCGTGGACATCGTCTGGAGGCGTTTCCTGAAGTCCGAGTTCAATGCGGAGAAGGGATATAACGAGGACGTTTTTGAGGAGACCGATGCCCGGGCAGTAAAGCTCGATGCTTCTCTGGGATTCAGCGGAGGAGCCAGCTTTCCCTCTAATGCGGAAGGATCCGGTCTGGAGTACGGGCTCACGAGGTTTGTCTTCAGGTCCTCCGAGGTGCCGGAAGGCGCCAACATTAGGGATCAGCTCTTGGAAGGGAGCTATACGTATCGCATCAAGAAAATAACCCCAATCCTGGACGTAGTCGTGCAGGTCGATGCCGAAGGAATCGGGGGGTTGAGATAAGGAGGCTCAGGA